ATGATGAAGCTCAAGGCTGATTTCGCTTGCATTGAATCGCTGATGAAATTGGCAGACACCCCGTTGCCAAGGTGGCGTTACAGATTGCTAAAGCCAACGTGCGGAGTGTGCCTGAATTGTATGGCTTCTGCTTGGGGAGTTATTACATTTTTCTGCTTTTTGTTTCCCGGCTATCACTTCATGGGCATTGATTGGTACGTGGCCCTTGGGCTCCCTATACACGTTCTGTTGGTGGCTGGCTTCCTGGCAATGCATGAAGATGGGAAATGTTCAAAATCGCAGTAGTTGGCAAATAACAAGAAAATAAGAGCATGGCAATTATCCTTGAAATAGCCCTGTGGCCTGGCGGGCTATCCTTCAACCCGCAGGGCGATGCCGCAGATCCTTCAAGCGATTCTGTGGAGTGGTACGCCGTGGACCTTGATCCTGACAATACAATTGAAAATGAGCTGCGCGTAGTTGATACTGATGAGGTGAGTTCAACCCCCAATGACCGTTCTATGAATGTGATCATAATTGGGACTCAGACCACCGAAGCGGCATTTCGGCTTACAGGCCGAACCAGTACAATAGATTCGAATACATGGGAGCGGCCACTATTGGCCAGGCTTTCAGAAGACGGGGTGATGAAGCTCTATGGGCCTCTTTATCTGGTAACGCCAAGGTACAGGCTCGGTGGCCAGGCAATGTATGAGTGTGCATTGTACGGAGGCAATGCCGAGTGGCAACGACTCCTGCGCAACATCACGTTGCGGCAGGTTGTTACAAAGACAGGGGTGTTTGATTTCCCATTCAGCTATACCGAGATAAAAAACACATACCAAATCAACGCCCCCTACGTTCATGTAGGCATAGGCGCGAACAAGCCTATTTATTATCCGTTAATAAATTACGGAACCTATGCCGGAGCCTGGGTAATCGCGGGCAAAGTAGAACAAGGTGTGGTGGTTCTGCATTCTGATTTACGGCCACTTGTTTATGCCAGGTTCCTAATTGAAGCAGCGTTCTCATACATTGGATACAGGGTTGAATCTGCTTTTTTTAGAACGGAAGAGTTTAACAGGGTTGCAGATTACGTGCTGACCAAATGGGATGAGATCGCTTCCGTTGTTCTGAGAAAGTCGATCCACGTAAGCAACCTGATAAACGCTCTGCCAGGTACGCTGGGGTCTACGCCTTCGGCTTTTGAAAACATTATTGTTGACAATGAAGGTCGCTGGAACACATTGCAGCAAACTTATAGGACACCGAGCGGAACCATACGAGTTCTTATGAACGCTGACATTGAGGCGCAGCAAAATTTCCAGGAAATGGAATGCCGGATAATGTACTTCCGGCCAGGGCTTACTCCGGATCCGCTTATTATTGAAAGCGTTGTGTGGTCAAAAAGAATAACATTGCCATTGCTTGGTGACATTAGGAATTTCTACTGCGACACAGAAATAGAGACAAAGGAGTCTGGCATTCTTTTAGTTACGTGGATATGGAACTTTCTTTCACCGCCTTCTCCGCATTTGGTTGCTGGGTCGTTCCTTCGAGTCAGCGCAGTGAAGGCAATCCCATCATACGCAGACACGGTTAATCCGAACTGGATATCGCAAGATGCGGTTCTGGACTACCTAGCTGGCTGCTTCCATTCGCACAATCTCATAGCCATTGGTGATCCAGTTCGAAGGCTAATTGTAATTGAGCCATTCCCAGACTTTTACGTCAGCCCTGACCACGGCAGGATCTACGACTGGACTCTGCGTGAAGACACGAGCCGAGAAAGAGAAATCGAAGGCCGGGAAACACTTCCTGCCAAGTTGCTAATTGGGTACGACACCGGGGACACGGCCATCGAGATAGACAATGAAGGGCGAGATGAAGATGCTCTTGTTTATAGTCAATCGCTCACATTTGGGAACAAGGTGGCAAACGAGTTTGAAGAATTCATCAACCCCTACTTCGGTCCAACCAGCCAATTTAGGGATGAGCGGGTGGCATGGGTTGGCTTTGTTAGCTGGCTTCCTGGCGATTCATATTGGCTGCCAGGCGCGGCACCTTTCATCCCAAGGATGTGGGACACGGGGCCACCAGAACCAGAGGATGGGCCGGGAACTTCCAGAGATCAACCTGGTTCTAATTCTATGGAGCCAGGACCAAGGAGGCTCTACGTAATGGGTTTGAAGGAATATGAGAGTCCGGATGGCATAACGTGCATCTGGAGATATTGGGAGCCCGGCGGCGCACTTGTCAGCCAGACCAACATTCCGATCGCGGTTGTGTTCCATCCTTGGGATTCTGACAGCGGAAGCCTTAGCTATGCTGACGAGGATGGTGACGGGCAAACATTGCCCGGCCTTGTTTCCAGATTTTTTGAAGAGAGCATACGGAGCCGGGCGGTTGCACAAACAGTAAAAATTCCGCTAAAATTGTTTACAGCGGATCCGCAGATAATAAGTCCACGACTGCCGTTCCGCTTTGGTTATGAATTTTTCCGACTTGCAAGCATTCAAGAAGGGCAGGATGACACTGGCGTATTTGTGTCGCTGGCACCGAGAGGCAAGCCTTGGAACCTTGGCATTCCTGGCAGGGTGAAATTCGGCGGCAATGTGACGAATGCAAAGACATCTCCGCGCATAGGCGATTCTGCTGTCTTCGGAATGCTTGACGGCGGCAGCACTTACAATGCTGCGGATATCGGCTCCGACATTTCAACGGCGCACACATGGACAATCACAAGGGTTAGCGATGGGCAGATTGTTGCCGTTATAAGCGGCACGGCTGCGAGTCCTCCGATCGTTACCAGTTCCCCAGACATAAGCAGTGCATTCACAGGCACGGCGAATGATTGGGAGATCGACAAAGCATTGGCTGCTCAGATACGCGGAGAATTGGGCAGTCAGGTTGGATTAGGCGGGGAACCTTCTGAATGGCTAGTATCCCATCAGATAAGCTATTCGGGCATACCAAGTGAAAATGAGGATCAGTTCATTGTGCCCATTTATTGGAGGCTGATGGCCGATGATGATTATCTAGATTCCACAAACCAAATGCCCGGCATAGATCAGCTGCTTCCAGTCGGCGGGCCAATCGCTGCTAGTCATCCAGGAGATGGCCAGAACTCAGGACTTCGGACATTTGGTGATAGCTTTTGGAACAAGCCGCTGGCAGTAATTTACATTGCCAAAGAAGGTGGCTTAGATATTCCAACCTATGTTCCCTTTCAAGCAACGGGAAGGCAGAACATGGCTCAAACACTTTTTGAGCAATTAGTTCCGACAGGTAGCTGGGACTTTGATACCGATGCCTTACTTGCTGCTGAACGTATTGACGGTGTGCATTTCAACGGCGCAGTTTTCAAAACAAACCAGTGGACTCGTTATGATTTACGAAGACTTATCTTTGAGGCACGGACATCATTTCCCTACGCAGGCAACCAGTGGGGCATAGGTGAAAGGATAACGCTTGCATTTTCAAAAGAATTAATTGCGTAATGACAAAGATCCATCAAGCCATACCAACAAGACTTCTTGTCTTTGACGTGGCGGTTCAAAAAATTGGGCTCCAAGAATTAAGCGAACCCGGAAAGCACGATCAGGAGATTATATCTTTTGCCAAAGACATCGGCCACGCCTGGGTAAGCGATGATGAGTTGGCCTGGTGCGCTTCTTTTTTCGGATCTTGTATGAAGTCTGCCGGCATGCAATATTTACGGACACTTAGAGCAAGAGATTACGCTGGATTCGGCAAGTCGGTAAAGTATGACCCGGCAACAGGTGAAGGCATACTACCCGGCCACGGGTTGGTATTTACCAGAGGTGCGAATCCGCTATACGGGCATCTTGCATTTGCATGCAGCTGCCGAAAAGGGATTGCCTATGTGCTGGGTGGCAACCAAAGCAATCAGGTAAATGTTTCGCCGTATAAGTTATCGCGACTTATTTATGCGTTTGAACCAGAGATCAGGGTTGAAGAAAAGTAAATGTTATCATGGAAATAGTTCTGTATGACGTACTTATAGGCACATCAAAAGCAGCCCGTTCACTTGACGAGTTAGTAACTGCTCAGAAGGAACTCAATAGGGCGCTTTCACAAGATGCCGACCGTACTGGCGATGCTTTTGACCGAGCAGCAAATGAGTCAGCACGTTTGACTGCCGAAATACAAAAGACAAAAAGAGCATTTAGGCAAGGCAGCTTCGGCGAGAACACGGTTGCCGGATTGCGCGATCGAGTAATAGAACTCAAGAACGAGTGGCTTCAGGCAACGATAGGCACGGACAAATTCAAGAAAGCTGCTAGTAATCTTAGCCAAGCGCAAGAGCAGCTTAAAGAACTGGAAGCCCAGGTTGGCATTAACACGCGATCCGTGGGGGATTATGAGAACGCAGTATCTAAGGCGTTGGGCAAGTTCCGGGGTGTAGATCAGATAAAGACACAACTGCGCAGCCTGACCACCGAGGAGGCCAAGGCCACGCAACGACTGGCAGAGATTAGCCAAGAGCTAACTAAGAACGCAAGCCTGACCAAGGCGCAGCAAGATGTTTTGCAGCGAGAATTTCTTGAAACCGCAAAAAGAATCGATGCCGTTGGCAAAGAAACTAGGGAGTTAAGGGCAGACTTTCAGCAGGCATCAACGCAGGGGCTCAACTTCACGCGGCAGATACGCAATGGAATTTTTTCAATTCAAGCAAGCATCATTGCACTTGCCGCAGGCGGTGGATTGTTCCGCTCGGTAATTGGTGAGCCGGCAGAAGCCGATGCTGCAATTGATCGCGTGGCAGCGCTTACTAGGGCTACGGATGCACAAAGGGAGTCCATCCAAGGGCAGGCCAGTGAGCTGGGAAGAACAACTCAGTTCAACACATTAGAAGCTGCAAAGGCACAGATTATACTTGCACAAGCGGGCAACACGGTCAACCAAATTCTCGAAAAAACACCCGCAGTATTGCAGCTGGCCGGAGCTGCTGCAACTGATTTAGCGACAGCTGCGGATGTTAGTTCAAATGTCCTGGCAAGCTACGGCAGCACCGTAGAGAACTTTGGAATAGTAAATGATCAATTGGCAGCAACTCTTGTAAATGCCAAGTTGAATATTACTGAATATAACGATGCGTTTAAGTTTATTGGCCCAGTGGCCAGGGATCAGGAGATTCCATTGGAGCGACTTAATGCGCTCATTGGCGTGTTGGCCAACCGTGGATTTGATGCAAGCCAAGTGGGCACGGGGCTTAGGCAGATCATTGTTTCATTGATCAACCCAACCGGCCAGGCTGCTGAAAGCCTAAAGCGGCTAGGCATTGAAGCAACCGATTCCTTTGGCCGGGTCAAAGACATTGGGCAAATCGTGGAGGACTTCGCAACGGCAGGAGCCAAGGCGCAGGATGTGTTTACAATATTCGGAGACAGGGGCGGCAGCGTTTTTTTGGGGCTACAAAGTGCGGGCAAGGCAACAATTGATGCGTTCACTGATGTCGTAAAAAATAGCGAAGGTTTGGCCGATGCTATCCAAGAGCAGCAGTTAGACAACCTAACTGGTGATTTTGAACAGCTAGGCGGCGCGGTTTCGGGCCTTGGGGAGGCGCTCTTCAGCGAGGGCGAAGGTGGACTTCGGGCTGTAACCCAGGCAGCAACAAACTTTGTCGGAGTGCTGACAAGCCTGGTTGAATTTTTGGGAAAAAATAGATTTCTCATTTCTACGCTCATCGTTGGATACCTGGCACTGAACGCAGCAGTTATAAGGGCTCGGATTGTCACTGCCATACAAACAGCAACCATAAAGGCAAACACTGCCGCAATGGTCGGCAACCGTGCTGGGGCTGCGCTCTATGCTACTGTGCTGAATCTTGTATCCTTCAATTTTGCAAAAGCGGCTGTTACTGCAAGGGCGTTCACTGTGGCGATGGCCCAGAATCCTTTTGGCATATTGATTGCAGCGGCAACCATAGCCATAGGATTGTTTAGTTCTTTCAAAACTGCGACTTCCGAAATAGCTGAAGAGATCGATCGGCTGGACGCAATACAGTCCAATTTTAACGCAGAACTTGCCAAGGAACAGACGCTTTTGAAGCTCTTGACAGAAGAGCTTCTGAACGAAAACACTCCGCGCGAAAGGCGTGTGGAATTGATGGGGCAAATCAACGAGAAGTATAAGCCGCTTTTAAAAAACCAACTGGAAGAAAGCGACAACTTGGAAGTGTTGACAGGAAAGGTTGAGGACTTAAACAAAGCATTGATCCAGCAGATTTTAATAAATTCAGAGCGCGGGGCTATTGAAGATTTCAACAAAGCGCTCTCTGTTAGTTTTGACAACGTAGCCAAGGCCGCTCAGGGTGCCAGCAAAAGCGTAGGGCAACAAGCTGAAATTCTTAAGGTTGCCACAGAAGCCGCAACTACGGGAATCCTCACAGATGATCAGTTAGATAGGCTGCGTGAATCGTTCACCATTTTTGAGCCGGATAGCAACAGCCCGGATGGGGTTACTCGATTCGTTGATCCAGCGTTCAAGAAGGTTGAAAAAGCTTTGCAAAATCTAGTGCAAGTCGCGGGTCGTGACGGCGCAAAACTGAAGGCTGGGCTGGCGGCGATCCGCAAAACGATTATTGACTTTTCAGGCACGGTGATTCCAGAGATTGAGACAGGCACAAATGTGGCTGATGAAGGCTCAACCACCAAAGCGCTAAACGACTTTGAGAATCTTGAAAAGCGTGTATCGGAACTTCGCAGGGAGATACTAAATGCCGCTTTAACTGGCAGGGACTACGGCACCATGTTGATTGAACTTACTGATAAAAGCAAACTATTAGCAGACGCGCAAAAGGTTCTGTCCGATGCGACAGCAGAAGTAGCGACAAGCCTTGTTTTGCCTTTGCCGGATTTTGAAAAGTATTTGGCAGGCTTTGCCGCAGCATTGGGATCTTCAATTACCGAGGAAGAAACCAGAGAACTCAACGCCCTGCTGACCAGGATAAAAGCTGGCCTTATTGATAATGAAGAATCGCTCGCAGATCAAATAAGGATAATATCAGAAAACCGGCTAATCAACTTAGCCAAGGCGCTTGAGGAAGAGATAGCGTTACGCAAGAGGTTCGGCGATGACACAATCGATCTTGAAAAGCAGTTGGCTGACGCGCTTGTATTAATTCAAAAAAATCGCATTGCTGAAGTTTCGAATCTCAAAAAGTCAGAGTCGCAAATTGAGAAAGAAAGTTCGCTACAAAAGACACAATTTTCAATTCAAGCAGCGCAAGACGCGGGCAATGCGCTTAACGGACTTGCAAATACGTTGAGCGAAAACGCGGCAAGAAGAGCGGGGGATGATGAGCAGGCTCAAGAGGCTGCTCGTAAGAAAGCATTTGCTCGGCAAAAACTTTTCTCGATTGCGCAAATAGGACTCGACCTGGCTAGAATTATTGTGGCTGCAAAACTGCAATCATTTGCACTTGTTCTGCCAGGGGCTTCAGATGCATACTTCGCAGCCCAGGTAGCAATCGCAAGCGCTGTTGCTGCAATTCAACTCGCTGCCGTAGCGGCAGCAAAGTATCGGCGCGGTGGTGTGCTGCCAGGCCCAAGCCACGAACGCGGGGGGGTAAAGCTGATAAGCCGCAGGGGTCAATACTTTGGCGAAGCAGAAGGCGGAGAAACAATTATGACAAAAGGAGTGAGCAAAAACAGACGCGCATTGTCTGTTGCAAGCTTGGTAAATCAAGCAGCCGGGGGAGCAGAACTTGGGGGTTCGGTGATGCCATCCCACTTGGCAAGGCAACTGATGGCCTACATGGGCAGGATGCCAAAAGTAGCAGCGGCAAAAGCAAGCGTTCCCAGGTTTCAGCGCGGAGTTGTGATCAGCCGCGCTGCGGGCATGGCATCTAATGGGCAGGAGCTAAGACAACTGCGCCAGGCAGCGGAGGCGCTTGGTGATGGCCGCGATGTGGCCGTACCAGTTTTTACTTTTCAGAAAGCTTTTCGGAAAGCTGACTTCTTAAACGAAAACAGTGGAAGAACCAATGGACGTTCGAGAAAGGCTCGATGAAAGGGGTCTACTGGACTTAGAGCCGTTTATTGACATGGGCCGACTGCGCCAAGCAGATATGTATTTTGCTTTAATAGCAAGGAAAATTAGGCCAGCCAACATTCCGGCCATAATGGCTAGAAGGCTAGGGCTTACGGAGCGCAGAGCGCGGATGATAGCAACCGAATGCCGAGCAATAAAAGACCCTTTTATAGATATGAGGAAACCATAGTTTCCGCAAAAGGGAATGCGCTGCTTTAACTATTGGAAGGTTATGGTCAATTTAGCGACCACAATCCAGCCTTAATCCGAACAATAGGTAAAGCCAAGCCAATGATTATCGATAAAAAATTTGTGTTAGCAACAGACGGGCTGAACGATTACGGGGGCCGAACGCTTATGAGCGGGATGGACCTTGCTCGTTTCAAAGCGAACCCCATCATGCTTTACGCCCACAATGAATACAGCCTGATGCCGATCGGCAAGTGGGTTGAGATTAAGTTTGAAAAAAACGGCAAGCTTAATACATTGACAGGCAAGCCGGACTTGGATGATACAGATCCAGTTGCAATGGCCGTTGCCAACAAAATAAACGCTGGAGTTTTACGCGCAGCATCAATAGGTGCCAGGCCGGTTGAGTTCTCTACCGATCCGAAACTGATGCTGAAGGGGCAGACTTCCTCAACGCTGAGCAAATCAGAATTGTATGAGGTTAGCATTGTGCCCATGCCTTCAGATCCAAGAGCCATTGCATTGGCAGAGGCCGGATGCCTGGTAAAGTTGTCTGGTGGTTCCGATTCCGCAGAGTGGCCAAAGCTCGAACTTGCTGCGAATTTAGACGGCGAGTTTTCAGAAGAAAATCTGCCTCTTCCGGGAACGGTGCCGGAAGCTGCACATCGCGCAGCCACAACGGCCACGCTGGTTGAGGAATTGAAAAGGGGAATGGAGTCGATTCGTCTCAGCCT